GTGAGGCTAAACCAGTACAACCTCCCCCCCATCCATCCCCCTCAACACCATCCCCCTAGCCGCCCAAGCAATGGCTTCCTTAATGATGTTCGGATTACGAGGAAGCCGTTTCCCGTACCCGAAAAGAGCAACACTAATGATAAACCCCTGCCACACTTTAGCTGCGAACGACTTTACAGACGAAACAGCCTCAGCAGTGGAGCGGATTGACTCAAAATTTATGCACTTAGAACTCCATTTCTTGAAAAACCTGTAACTCCTGTCTATGTCCGTAGCAGGAGCGAAATGGTTAGTAGGCAAATCGGATAAGAAGATGCGCGAACGATTACCCAACTTCCACTCCAAGCGGAGTTTCATGCGGTAAGCGTCATCTCGCTTAGCCAAATCACCCACAACCCAATCCGCCCTGGCGGATCCAACACTCGAAAACGAAGATAACAAGTTGGGTGAGACATGAGGCACTGAGAACGTATAGAAGGTCCAGTCGGTGCGGTAGCCCGGAAACGGGACAAAACCAGCAGCACGATTCTTGACTATCCACTTAGACTGCTCCTTCGGCAGATCGAGCTTCACCGGAAAACTGTAATCCACAGAAAAATGGGTAGATACCTTTGAGTCGAAGCGAACTCCAACCCTTTCGCAACCCAAACCACCGAAACCTCCAAACTCACGCGGGGTGGCGAGGAAACGCCGGAACATATCCTCATCCCAAGGGTGACGAGATCGCACACTCCTGAGAAGCCGGCGCATCGCGTCCGACATACCCACGAGCCCACGGCGCCAACCTTTGATGATTGTGTCCCACAATGCATGAGTGCGAGAAACGGCAGAGACGACACCCCCGAAGCCGGGAGCACGCCAAAAGAGCGACTTGAAAACGCGGGCGGGGAAACCCCACACCACGCCTCCAACGTACAACTCGTGCAGAAAATCACAATTTAACGGATGAACCCAACTTTTAAGAGGATTAACAACCAGACCTAATTCCGCGTACGCTTCAGAAATAGAAGAGAGATCGACACCCTGCCCCTCGCGGAGCCGGATAATACAATCGTCCCCCTGATAACAAGCGAACTCAATGTCTAACCTTAATCTGTCAGCTACCCACATGGTAGCGGCGCGATTGAGAATACTATCGACTAAAGCCGTCCACTTCATGCCACTTAACACGCCGTGCTGCCAGTGAACCTTTGACCCATCTGGCAGATGGAGAAATACCCTTTCTAAACTGGCAAGCTCGATATCAGCCACGTGTCGCATCTGCGGATTCAATTCGCACACGCGATCGAAAAGCTTACGCAAAGCGGAGACAATCCAATGCTTCTTTTGATGCAAGTCGAAACCAGACTGATCCGTACAGACCCGGAGGCCAGACGGACCGCGGAGCAACTTGCGCCGGAGATCCAGACGCTGGGACTCAGAGAGACCCAAGCTAGTCCAAAACCCCCTACCATTGTAATCGGCAATCGCTTCATGAAGATAAGAGCTGCGAATGAGAGACCAGGTGTCATAACTCTGAACCGTGCGAGTTGCCGCAGGTTCGTCTGGCTTGATAAAAGGACGCACAAGCACATCCTGGTCGGATAGGGTTTCACGCACTATTTGCGCGTCAGAGTAGCGCAAAGTGGCCAACCACTTGTTCTTAGCTCTTACAGAGCGGGACTGTTTCCTCGCCGTGAAAGTAAATTTAACCGCCTTCCCGCGGACGGACGCTCCGGTGTTAGCCCAGGCGTCCCTAAAAGAAACGAACTTATCATAGGAATAGTTGACCTTCCGTATACCAATGTCAGAAACAGCGCGATCAATATAGGCATCCAAAACTCCCGTAGCAGAGGGATCAAAGACCCCGAAATCCTTTGAATATGATTCAAACGGATTTTGCCTGTTCAGAACTGTGTCATAGCCCCCCAACACCTTCAGGTCCAGAAAGAATCTGAAGCGTAGATCCGAAGTGAGAAGTACTCGACCAAGACAACGTCTTGACACTTCCTTCAAGTGCTCCAGAAAACACGCCTCACAAACAGACCCGATACGAGACACCAAAACATCGAGAAGACGGTGCACATATTGAGGTATATGCTTACGATAAGATGAGAAGACAGAACAATATTTTTGGCCCAAACGGCCGTAAGGCTTGTGGTGTTTCCGCCGGAATATTGAACGCACCAAACCGTCATCAGATTTAGAAAAGACCAAACCCGAGATCGGGACAGGGTGCGAACACGAGACACTAGGAAAACACCAGTCGTCACTTAGAGGTACAGACCCTAAAAGAAAAGCACCGGTATTAGTAAACTCAACCTCCAACACATCTTCGCCCGACCCTGCCTTAACTAAGGCACGGCCGAAACTCGAAAGACCCACACATCG